CGCCTGCCATAGTACCTTCAGCTTTTAATATTTTTGCTTCTATCAAAGTTCTCCGACCTCCGTTGGGAATGGAAAAAAGAATGTACATTGGGTATTGAAGTTTAAACCAATTCACACAGGCTATCTGTAATTTACTTTCGTTGTGCTTCATTTGTCTAATCTATTTAATGAATATCCGTTTGCTTTTGCCCATAACGGCTCTAATTCTATTTTACTATGGCATTCTCTGCATACTCCTAAAAAGTATCTAGTATCGGTCAATAGTTTACCTATTCTGCCTTTTTTATGATGTACTTCCGTTGGCAATTCTTTGCAGCTATTAACTTGACAAAACATTAATGATTGCAAAAATACTTTCCTAACTTTCAAATAGTCTTTATTCTCAGTTTTCCTCTTATCACTTAATTTTTTTATCGGCTCAGGACTTTCAAACCATGAATAAAAACACTTGCAGCCGCTTGTACCTAATCCATATTTTGAAAAATAGACTTTCATACCGCCACGCTCGGCATATTGCAATTGATTGCCGCAACCTTTGCCTTTAGCTTTTCCAGTTCCTTTGCAGATTTTCACAATATTATTTTATAAACCTATTTTTTTCTTGTCTTATCTGCCAATATAACTGGGTAAATAAGGTCATTATACGTCTATTAGAGTTCGCTAGTGTCTTTGTTTCTGCGTTCATGTCCTGTTCGTCTATTATAACATTAACAGCGTCAAAATCGTTATCATTAAGTAGCTTTATTTGCTCAATTATTTCTTTTATTTTTAATTCCATTGTTTTGTTTTAATCAATTTTTAATCCTTCATCGTTTAGAAGTTCATGTAGTTTTTCTCGAGCATCTTTTATAGCTTTGTAGGCGTCATCTGATAATGCTTCATGCTTTAATCTATTGCGTAAATACTGGCTATAATCCCAAACTATACTATACCATTTACTAGCATTAATACATAACTCTAGTTCATGCTGCTCATCAATAGTGTTAAATTCAATAGTTACTTTTGCCATTTTTTATTTTTTATGGGTATTCGCAATGTTGTAGTTATATTTTTTCGATTTCTTTTTTAACGTCTAAATAAAGATTATAAATATCATCATTTGCGTAATATGCTACCCTTAATATTTCATTGACTGCAATTAAAGCACACCTTTTGCTCTCATCTAAAGTTTGAAACATTTTATAACCTTCTGGAGTTTTTTCAGATGCAAATTTATTTAATAGCTCTTTTGCTTTTTGTTTAGGTGTCATCGTGATTAATTTTTACAAAGTTAATGTTTATTTATCTAGTGTAAGTTAAAAATACCAAATGCTTTAATCGTTAAATGGATTGCTTGGTGTTAAGTCTATTTCGTTTACTCTCAAAATTGTAGCTAATGAATCTAATCCACTAAACTTAAATCTCCTAGACTTCCAATCATATTCAAATAATGAAGTGCCTTTTTTGCCAACTTGCTTTTGACGTTTAATTTTTAAGGCTTTAAATTCACATTGAGCGTTGCTAGGGTCTGAACTTGCAAGCGGTCTATGATATACGTAAATATTGTCCATTTTATTGTTCCACATTGCGCCACCTGCTAAATCGTAAACGTCTGGGCATGGATAGTCATTCGCTCCGTACTTTTGCATTGCTTTAGGGTGTGCAACTATTAAACCGAATACATTGTTTTGAACGCTGAATTTTTTATACTTAGATAGGAACTCAGATAAGTATCTATCATCTCTGCCATTCTTAGAGTCATAGTCATTATGCAATTGATTAAATGGGTCAATCACTACACCATCTATTTTTTCCTTTATAATTAGCTCTAAAAAACGCTCTTGTATGTATTCAGGCGTTGGGTCATTGTCAATTGGATATACATTAAAAAAATGCTTACTAACTAAGTCATAAGCATTCTCATAAGTGTACCGACCTACTCTATTGGTATTCTCAGGCTTTGTGCTTGCACCTACTAATATCTCAACAAAGTCATCATAAAACTCTTCTGCTGGTTGATTCTCAGGACTAAATATTGCAAACTTTTCTTTAAATACAATTGCACGAATCAAAAGTATGTACATTAACATAGTGGTTTTTCCCATATTACCATGACCTGTAAACAAAGTTATTTCGCCTCGTTTCATTTTGTACCGTTCGTCAATCTCAGCTATTCCAATAGGGTCAAGTTTCTCATATCCTTTGTCATATAAGTCCATTGCTTTGTCCTTAACGTCAATTCCATATATCACGTCTTTAGGCTTAATAGATAAATCATAAATAGATAAATCAATCTCTATTTCTTTTTTGCTTACCTTATCAATTAGTATTGTATTTTCAAATTGAGCGTTCCCAAACTTATTGCACTTATAGGCTGACCTAATTGCTTGCCTTGCCTCAGTATCTGTAAAGTCTGAGCCTGTACTAACTTGACTTAATATTAAACTCTCGGCAGATTCTTGATGTATTCCAAAACGCGAACACGCTCCAGCTAGTTTAAATATAAATAAATTACGCTCACCACTTCTAAACGCATCGCCTTTATTGGTTAGCCATTTCATTATATTATTGAATGTCTCATTTTCACTATCTATTCCTTTTGTCTGCTCTATACGCTCAACCTTTTTAATAGTCTTGAATATTTGAGCATCTCGATTAATGTATATCTCAGGGTCATAGCTTTCATAACATACCCTTGATTCATTAACTCCAGACTTATCAACCATTGGAAATATATCTGCAATAGCTCCGAAGTGTTCACGATGTTTTTTTGGATTAGCAATTCTAAATAATGCTTTCAAACCATCTCCACTTGGTGAAACCCAGCAAGCATAGCAATAAGGATTTGATATTATTTCAGTTTGAAAATCTCTAAGGTTTTCCAACTTATCAAAATCCAATACTATAAATCCAGAATTTTGAATGCAAGTTGTATCTGTTCGGTCTCCGTACTTGCCACTAAACACCACACAAGGTAAATCACGTTTTAGCTTATCTCGCTTTTCCTTGTCTAAGGTTGCACGAATAGCCTCTACTTTTTCTTTTGACTTGCCAGTGTCTATCCTTTCTAATAACTTATCAATTGATAAATAGTGTGGATTCTTAGTGTCATAAATGTTTTTATAAATTGTTGCTATCATTCTGGAAGTAAATATTTAGAATCGTATTTGTTTTGACGTACTACGTCATTATGTTCTTTGTGTGTTCTTAAATCTTGTTTTATCATGCTCATTGAACTATTAAACCAGCTTTCTAATTTAGGGTCAGTATGATTAAATTTAGGTTTTTTGTCTATAGCGTCAAATACCCAAGAAGAAAAGCAAGCATAATGATTTTTTTGCAAATAGTCGGTTTTCTTTTTCCCTGTTAAATTTTCAATATGACTATCTAATTTAATTATCATTTTATCTAGTAGTTCTCCATACTTATCTTTTGCCTTGCTAAATTGTTCATTTGTTAGTATTACATTTTTAAACTCTCCATATTTGTTTATTGTTTCTTGTATACTTGTATATTGTATATCTATACTATCAATGCTTTGTAGTGTGCTTTCACTTTGCTTTGTAGTGTGCTTTATAAGTGCTTTGTCTAGTGCTTTATTACTTGCTTTATCAAAATTTGATATAGCAATTATATTACTAGAGTATTGATTTTTTGACTTTTCAATCAATTTTATAAATCCAAAATCGACTAATTCATTGAATGCAGATATGTAAGTATTATATGATTTTATCCCTGTGGCTTCCATAACCATAGCAGAAGGTAATCCGTATTTTTGCTTCCAGCCTAAACGATTGCAATGCTCAATAGCAAATGAAAAAATAGCTATGTGATTAGGTTTTATCTTTTCAGGATTCTCAAAAGCAAAATCCCAAAAGTTACGATATAATTTAAAAATATCCATAATGCGGTTTTAAAAAAAAGGAGTGTGAGCAAAACCGCTTAAGCTCTATCAGTGATACTGATATTGGAACACTCCATATTGTAAATAATATTTTTATCATTACTGCGGTTTATGAAGGCAAATATAATACTTATTTTTTAAATTGTTGGTTTATTTTTAGTATCTGAGATTTACCTTTTCACGTCTGCGATAATTGTATATTTCTTCTATTAAGACTTTGTAATTAGTAACATTTGTGCAATCCTGCAATGCAGTAGGCTGTAATTTTAACTTTTGTAAAAACTCGGTAAACTCAAAGTTTTCGTTTTTAAACAAAGACATCATTGTATAAATGAAAGACCTTCTTCTAACAGCTTTATAGTAAGGTTCAATCATCATTATTTTTTCAATAACATCTTCAGCAATTTTTAAAGACTTTACTTTAAAATCACCACGATAAAAAACATCAATATCAATCTTATTTGGAATGCCTGATAAAAGAGACATTGTTTCGTTATGCCCTAAATTATACTTCTCTTTAAATGAAGCGTATTTTAAATAATCATCATAACCAAGATTACAATACCCAGTTAAATAATCATCAGCATTCCAAGTCTTTGAGTTTTGGTTTAAAATATGAACTTCATTTAATCCATACCCTTTGCAAACAATGTAATGTAACGGCAATTTCAATTCCTGTATTACATCAAATCTATGTTGCCCATCAATGATTTCATACTTTTCATTTACTATAATAACCGTAAATAAATAGTTATCTGACATTGATTTTTTTAGCCTATTAATGTGTAATAGGTTCTTGTTTCTATTTCCGTCTATTGGCTTAAATAGAAAGTAATCTGTTGTTGTGTGAACTTGGTTAGTAACCATTGGTTCTTTAATTGAATTATTCATTTTTTTATATGGGTTTTATAACTCGCCCAAGAGTTTATTTTAATGTATTAATTTTTTTCCTCTATCTCTAAACTTCTTTCAAACTCTAAGCAATCAGATTCTGACATTAATAGCATTGAGTTAACCACGCTCATAATAGCGAATATCTTCTCATTAGAGAGGTCTTCAAATACTTCGTCATACTTTATACCTTTGGCTGAAAATTCTCGCTTTATATTCAGTTTAAATGCGTTTATTTGATTACTGATTTCGCGAGCTTTTAGAAGGTGTCGTTTGTCTACTAGACTTTTGTCTATATAGTCCACCTCCATTTTGAATATGTCGGCATAGAAAAATAGTTTATAGAATCGAAAAAAGCTATTGGTAAGTAAGTCCATTAGAATATTTTAATTGTTTTTGTGATTAATGTATGCAAATATACAACTATTTACATAGATGAAAGTTAAAAATATTAAAAATGTAGTGTTTACTAGGCTTTCAGAGCGTTATTTTTGAAAACAAATAGCGTATTTCTGAACCAATGTGCCTTGTCTTCAATGATTAACCTAGCTTTTTCGGTCTCTTTTTCTAGTAATTTAAACCCTCGATTCTCAAATTCTGGTATTATTTCGGCATTATCTAAGCAATTGACGTGACCGAACCCAGCCTGACCTCTAACCGCCCACGACGTGATAAGATATTTTGCTGAATGGTTTGTGATATTGTCTAAATACACTCCCATAAACTCAGCTGGTATATGTTCACCTACTTCTAAACTTATAACTAGGTCAGAAGTGAATGCTTTGCTCTTTAAATCTGTAGTTAAATCGCCTTGAATAATATATTCAAACTTAGCTGCTTTAGGTATCGAACCTTCGACTCCTATTGCATTGTTTACAATAGGACTTAATTTTGAAAGGTACTCACCTAGACCGCATCCGAAATCGGTTACTGATTGTATTTTCTTTTTTATGCAAAAGTCGTAAATCCATTGACTTAAATTCTCCGAATGCACGTGGTGATTGTGCGCAGTTTCACCATTCCAAAATCCTGTATTAGCTATCTCGTTCATATTACTTTTTTAAACCAACAATCGTTATTAATCTTATCTGGAGTTCCTAGCAGTTCATTGACCGCTTTATTAACACCTTCCCATGCATTATAATCGTGACCTGATATTATGCCGCCTTTTTTCATTTTAGGTAGCCAATTTTCAATATCTTTTTTAACCGCTTCGTAGCTATGACCAGCGTCTATGAAACAAATGTCAACAGAACTATCCTCAAATAAATTTGCAGCCTCGTGTGATAGTGATTTGACCTTACTAAAATTATGAGATATTAGCTTAGTGTTTTTGTCAAAGTCTTTCTCAATGTCAGATATTCCATTGTAGGCTTCTACTTCCTTATTGTCATTGCTATCAGTCGCACCCTCAAAAGAATCCACTGCAACAAAATCTATTGGTCTATTTTGGTTTATAATCTCGGTAACTATAAACGAAGTCGATTTGCCTTTAAAGCACCCTAGCTCGACAAATGTACCTCCGTCTGGACATTGCTCTAATAATTCTAGGTATTCATTTTCCATGTTAAACCAGCCTTCCATAGATTGGTAATTGTGTTTTATTTTTTTCATCTTATTAATTTAGCTAGTTCTAATCCATGTTTATAGTTTGCTCTGACAATCTCTTCAGTTTGCAAATAATGGTGACCCCATTTATTCTTTTTATTTTCTTCGGACATTCTATCGGCATTCCTTAGATACTTATCCACTAAAGCCTGTTCATTAATTAAATGCATATGGTATAAGTTAACCAATCCTTTCGCATAATTTACCACTCCTTTAGGATTGCAAGTATGGCAGCCAGCGTCATAGTTTATTTCTTTGATATAACTCTTATTGAATAGTATCGACTTATCATACTGCTCCGCTCTGACTCCATGCTTTATATCTGCTAATTCAGTTAAGCCTTCCACGTTGCACATATTGTAGCCAGTTGCTGATATTATTGTCTTTTTACTGTTTTGAAATTCGATTAAATCACTTTCGTTAACGTCTACAAATTCGTCACAATCTACGACCATAACCCAGTCAGTGTCGGCTAGTTTCCACGCATTGTTTTTAATTGTTAAATAAGCGCTATCTGATAGCTTATTATCTGTCGAATAACTAACTACTCCGCACGATAAATCATAGGCTATAAACTCTGTATTGTCGGTGCTTTCATTATCATAAACTACTATTCTGCAATTAGGGAAACGCGCTCTATACCACTTGACAAAGTGAGGCAAAACTAGCTGCTCGTTATAACAAATTGTGTAAATGGTAATCATATCAAATCCAAAGTTTTTATTCCTTTATTCTCTATCCATACGCTGAGTAAACGCTCTAAAATAAAAGTGTGCATAGTATAATAATCCAATCCTGTTACTAGCTTTAATTTGTCAGCTGAAAGTGCTTTATATCCTGAATCTTTCCACGCCGCTTCTTTATACTTAGTTTCGAGCAAATCAATAGCTTTTATCAATAGCTCTTTATACTCATTAAAAATCTCTTTTTTAGCTATAAAAAAATTAGAGTAGATAGTATGCTTAGGCTCACTCACTTTAAGTCCTAAATCGATGCATATATTAGTGAATAGTTCCATAAATCCAGCGTGATTGTTTTCACTAAATTCTAAGTAAGGTTTCGGCAAAGGTTCGCAAAGATTGATGACATCGTAATCAGTATATTTTTTTTGTCTGAGTAGGTTAAATAAAACTCGCTTATTCATTCCTGTCTTTGCTCTGAACTTCCAACTAAAAAAGCCTGTATATTTGTTTTCTATTGGTGTGTTTAGGATTACATTGTACTCAAATAGATATGACTTGTCGGCTATTGTGCTGACCTTATTATCTATTCTAGTATATTCAGTGTTCTGATTGTCTTTAAAACATATACCAAAGATAGTTATATCATTTAGCTGAATTGGATTATTAAGTGACTGAATGTATTTTATCATTTCAAACTATCTATTATTTGCAATCTTTTTTGAGTTATTTTCTTAATGTCATTTCGCTCTATAAACCATTCCACTTGTAAGGCTTGCATATCTGAGTAATAATCGCCAAAGTTTATTAGTCTTTTTACCGTTTTTTCAAAGGTCTTATCATTTACTTTTAGCGCTTTAGTGCGTTCATAGCAACCTCCGTTAGTAACGCCAACTATTCCCATGCTCGCATATTCCAAAGCTCTCAAATCACTTTTGCATAGCGTGAAAGTGTCATTAAAACTAGGCAACAGTCCTATGGTTATATCCTTATAAAGCTCTATATAATTTTCATTTTTAGGTTTACGAACTTCAATGTCATACTTCCTATTTCCTGACATTATTCTGAGATACCATTCGCTTTGAACCTCGTCTTTTGTGTAGCCTCCTAAAATTCTTTTGACTTTATAGTCGGCCTGCAAAGGTTTAGCCATTGTGAATAAATTATTGACATGACCTGCTGCACCAACCCAACCTATAGCGTGTTCTTTAGGTTCGTTCTTTGCGTTGTGTTCGATAAAATTAGGAAGCACTTCACTATTATAACCTAGCTTTTTTAGCTCCCTTTGCAGCGTATAAGTTGATGTAGTTATAACATCGGCTAAGTTTAAATTGTCTAGTATAGGAGCTATTTGCTTAATGCTATTCTTTGAGTAGCCATAATGGTATCTAGGCAGCTCTATCCAGTCATCTAAATCTACAACTATCTTTACGCCATTGCTCTTTAATTTTTCAATATCGCTGGTGCATTGGTTTGACATTCGATTATACACTACTACATCATAGTCATTAGTTACTACGCCATTAGTCATTATGACTTCATGATGTGGCTGCAAATGGCTGTAAGGATTAAGTAGTCTGTGAATGTTAACTCCTACCGAATTGTTTTGAATTAATGCTATTTTCACTTTCTGTTTAATTTTCTTAAATTTATTCCTAACCCTAGCTGAATAGAAGGTCTGAAAGTTTCACTATAGGATAACCCAACGCCTAAATATGGTACTATTATAGGCTCTTTTTTCTTCTTGTATTCGCTTATTAATTCGCTTTTGAACTTAGATAAGGATAGGCAATTAGATAGAGCGGTGTCGCACTCTCTAAGGCTAGTATCTAAATAATTAATATCGTTTTTCGCTTGCAGAAATAAGGTATCTATCGAGGTAAATGAGTCTACTGTATAAGTGTTATTCCAACGGTCTACTATTTTGGTGTTTGTTTTTACTCTATCTTTATATTGAATTACTGACAAAGTTGTTTGACCTTGGAGGCTGTCCACTTGAAGGCTCAGTTGGTTTATTTTCTGGCTGCTCGATTGGTTTTGAAGTCTCAGTCTGTAGACTAAACCCAATACTAATATTAACAACCCAATCAATGTATAATCCTTCCATTTCATTTACAAATATAGTTTATTTTTTTTACTCAAAAGTTAATTCATTATTTGCATAGATGCTAAGGCTTCCCATTATATCTAAGCTGTGCTTTTGGAATATCTCGTCAAATAAAAGCACAAAGATATTAGTTATTATATTAGCTTGGTGAACTTGTTTTATATACTTCGGCATAATATTATCTAGTTCCCATAAATCATAGGCCTCATTAAAGGTTAATAAATACCCTTTATTTTCAAAGTAATCATTTAATTCATATTCTACTCCATACTTTTTAGCCAACTCCATTATGTCCTTAAGCAATTCGGAATCTCTTGACCAATTACGGAGTGACTTATTAAGTGAATTATTTAGAGACTCGTTCATATTAGAAATTATGAGTTATTCTTGCAATCTGACCTTCCGTTTTATGGTGAATAAAAGCCTCAATAGCTACAGGAGCGTGTTGATAGCCGTTCCTATGGTGCCAACTATCCGCACCGCTTGGACTTCTTAATGTTTCAACAGTTATTCCTACATAATCCTTAGCTATTTTGTGGTGTACATGATGACCGTAAATATACCTTCGCGTAGTTTTATCCCACATTTTACTTTCTTGAGCTGCAAGGCTTGGAAGTAAATCCATTTTAGCTCCGTCCATGTGAGTAGTGGCTATCAAATTATCATAGTATTGAGTATATTTTCTATGGCTCATATCGCAGTTGAAAGTGACGTTTTCGGATAGCCTAAACCATGAATTTATACTATCTAGTAAAAAAAATCCACTCATATAGTCATGATTTGAAGGATTGTAGACTACTTCTACAGGCGCTATCTGCATAAGCGTTTCAATTATTTCAACTAATAACTTTTTAGCCATGATAAAACTATCATACCACATTCCGTTTACGTCTTGTCTAGTTCCGCTTGTCGTAGTATTTTGTGCATTGTCAACGTGCAATATATCGTTTCCTGCTATGAATATAATTTTATCAAAATTAAATCCTTTTGACTTGCATAATATACCGTTTAATCCGTCCAATACTCGCTTAACTGCTATCTGACTGTTATAATCCTCGCCAGTTTCAAAAGAAGATGCTATTTTGCCTATATGAATGTCGGCTGGGTCAAAGACTAGGCAGCATGAATCGGTTTTATTTTCGTAGTTTATCTTATTATACTTCGGAGAATGCTTATCCATCTCCGCAATAATCAAATCTCGCAGCTCTAAATAATCATTTTCGGTATTTTTTTTGGTTGGTGCGTACTGAATCCACTGTTGACCTGTAGTTTTTGACGTGGATATTTTTGTTATTTCAAAATTAGAAGGTACATCTATCGGTTCGCTCTGCAATTTCTCAATAGTAGACAAAACATTCCCATTCTTATCTAGTTTTTTTTGAGTTTCTACTAATTTTCTTTCACCACCTATCCCTCTAAGCTCATTAATAATGTCATTTTCGGCAAATGAAATAAAATACTTAGCTTGGTTTCTCCCAAATTCGTGACTTTTTATATGTAAGCCTAGATATTTAGCCTCATCGTCACTTAACCTTCTACATAGTTTATTCATCAGTTAATAGTTAAAATTTGATTTCTATTTCCTGACTTTTTAAAACTAACGTGTATCCAAGAAGGCTCACCGTTTACAGGATACTCATTTATTAACTGGTCAAATGTCAAATTCTCTTTAATAAAATTGAATATTTCGCTATTTTTTAGACCTCCCACGCCTTGCAAATCTAAAGCCTCGCCTGTTGTATGCTGAGAATTTTTAGCGCCTCCTATGGCTTTATTTAAAGCTGGACTTCTATAGCCGCTGCTAATTCTTATTGGCTTACCTAGACCTTCTCTAAGTGGCTCAAATACTTTTTCAGCTACTAGCTTTAAATTGGCTATGACTTGTGGACTTGGCGTGTTGTCTATTCGCTTTCTAGTTGCGGTTTGACTTGTAATTAATTCTGCTAGCGTTAAATGCTCACTGATTTTCATTTGAATAGCTAATTTATTTTACAAATATAGCTATAAATTTATGTTGCCTATGTCTTTTTTTAGTGACTTGAATACGTTTATCATTTCTTTTATGATAGTCAATAAAGGCTTATTACCTAGTTTTATTGAGGTTTCGTCTATTGATTTTATTTCAATGTATATCCAAAGTATCGCAATAACTTTACTAAATAATAACTCTATTCCGAACATTGTATTAGAACTCACTATAAACGTATCTATAGTAAAGGCTAGTAATAACGAACCCATATAAAAGAAAGTCTTTATAGCTAAATTGAATAGTTTATTGCTCTGAAAACTTTTGATTCCGCTTAGTTTTATGGTAGCGTAAATAGCGAATACAGTGTCAGTCATAACTGCTAAACTCAAAAGAAATATAATGCCATAGATAGGTGACAAAAAAGATATAAAGGCTAGTATTAAAGACTTTAAAAATAGGATTAAATCAAACTTTGGCATTTTCATTGGTTTATAATTTACTTTAGACTATTACTTTACTTCGTACTTTGGAAGTTCTACATTATTCACCCAGTTAATAATGTCTTCATCTGACCATGTATCTTGATAAGTAAATCCTGATAAGCTTATTCCAAAATTAGCAGAGTCTGTTGTTAATAATACATCAGCAGAGCAAACCTTTGTAATGATTGAATCGATTACATTAGTAACTTCTACTATTGGATTTGTTATTTCTACGTTGAATTGTTCAAATTTATATGTTGCCATGATTGTTTATTTTTAAGTTAAAGTTGTTCCTGTTACTGTAAATGTTCTTACTGGAATATATCTAGTAGACCCTTGTGTTTTAGAAAGTGTTGCTAAAGTATGTTGAAAAGGGTACATAAGTAAAACTGTTGTAGAAGCATTAGTCGATGTCCAAAAATACCCAGTCCATGTGAAATTGAATGGGTTGTAATTATATGAATGGCTTTGAGTTAACAATATGTACATTAATGAAATCATTTCTCTACAATTAGGAAGTCTCCAACCACTTGTATAAGTTCCTATACTAAAAGCTAATGAATTGTCAATAGCAGTATTCCACACCACATCTCCTGAAAGAACTCTATAATATCCTAGTGCATTTGTTCCATTATATGTACTCCAATCAATTACTATGTCATTTGGAAAAGCTAATCCGCTTGTAGTTGCTACTCCGTCTTTATCAAAATAATTACCACCTGTTTGATACCCTCCTGTAGTTCCTGTAAATCTTCTATTATTTCCGAATGGGTTATTACTAGGTAAAGTAAAGAAATCAGTCGCACGACCTACTTCTAAATCACCGTCATCACCTGTTCTATAAGACGTGGTCTGACCTGTCTTCATTAATGTAGCACCTATTGGAGTGCTAACCGCTGGTAAAACTTTTATATAATTGCTCATACTGTTAATATATTTAATCTTATTTTAAACTATAGTCATATCAACTTCCTTAGCTTGGTATTCTATCTGCTCTAAATCTTTTACCCACATAAAGTCAGGGTTTACGCAATCATGCATTTCTTCAAGAGATATAACCCAATTATCATTAACGTCTTGTATTGGATTAAAATAGCTATCTGGTTCATACCACTGACCTACTAATTGTTCTTTTTGTGTTTCTGTTAAAAGTCCTACTAATATCATATTATTTATTTTTAAACTTGGCGATTTAAAGTGGTTTGGAATGCTTGTACCGCTGTATATAGATTAGCTGCTTCGGTGTCTGTTAAGCCATCGCCTATTGTTGCGAATGCAATTTGTCTGTTTGAAAACGTTCTTGTTCCGCCAACATTTAACGCACTAATATTCAAAGTAAAGTTACTTAAACCAGTAGAGCTTAATGTATCAGTAGCTCTTAAAGTATTATTTATAAAAACTTTAGCAACATTTGAATTCGTTCTTGTGCCTATAAAATAACCAAGTGAATTATAATTTAAAAACTGAATATTATTACCATTAACTCTTGCATAAAAACTTCCGTTTGTATGACTTGGAGTTATATACAATCCATTTCCAAAAAGTAAATTTGAGCTTCCTATATCAGATCCAGGATTAGATGTATTTGTACGTGAATAAACAGATATATTTGTGCTATTTTGGCTTAATGTAGTTGAAGGCGTTAAAAAAGTATCCGCATATCCATTAGTTCCATTAGGTAAAGCACCATTAGCAGAATGTGTCCAACCTCCGTTAAACTGCAATCTAAAAGCAGCATCTAAATCTCTAGGGTCTTTTAAGTTCCATTTATGAGTGCTTGCAGTTCCGCCAACCATTGGATAGATAGCTTTCATTTTTGTCCATACCCCAGCTGATTTTAAATCCACTACTAACTTATTAATAGATGAACTTATTGTAGGGTCAGTAATTGCAGCAGCAGTTAGGAATGCTTGAGCGTCTGCATCTATATTTGGATATACTTTTATATAACTCATGCCTTAGTAGAATTTAATCTAATTGTGCTGGCTGTTGAAACCGTAATATTTATAATAGTACCTAAATTAATTGCTGTTCCTAAAACATAAGGAGTTAATCCAACTCCAGTAGTTATAGTAGTTGTAGGTGAATTTGAAACATTGGTAACACTATTTATTTTCATACCATTATATGGTGCATCTATTGTCGTAGTTAAAGACCCATTTTTAAATTCTAGTATATAGTCATCTACATTTAAAGCATTTTGCAAGTCTGTTTGACTACTAAGTGTTCCAGTTATTCCACCCCATACAGGAGATACACTAGCAGATATTTCAACGTAGGTAGAACCTGTCCACCGATATAATTTATTGGTGTCTAATGTTACATAAATAACGCCCGACTCGCCTGTGACTGGTAAGGCTGCAAAGTTTGCTACTTCTATAAATTCTTCTCCTCCGCCGAAGTCGAAATTGTCAGAATTATAATTAAAAATCCAATTTTCCATTATGATTTATTTAATATGTTTTATTTAATATGAATATATCGCTATATATTGAGTTCCCTGCATTATTACTTCCCCATTGAACAGTAACGTCTAAGGTATTGTTTATTGTAGTGTTAAACGTGGTATTATTGATTACATTAAATGCAAAGCCTTGAGTTGATGCATTAGAAGTTTTAATATAATGAAATGAGCCAAGTGAAACTATAGATGCTACAGTTGCACCGCCTATTTGTCTAATCGTAAAATCTATATTTAAACTCCAAACATCATTTATTATTGAGTTTGTTAAACTTTGCACCCCACTATCCAATAATACAACGCCATTTGATTTAGTTCTTATTCTTATGGTTTGATTGTTTGCTGCATTCATAACACCTCCAAAAATAGCTCTAAAACTATCACCAACTTGGAATCCATTTGCAGGTACGCTCAAAGTTCCAACGCCACCGTTAATTAAACTTCTCTCTACATTCGTTCCTGTAATTATTGTACTATTCCCAGTCTGAGCAAATAAACCGCTTGTGGTTATTTGACTGCCATTTTCAAAGTCAAATAAATCTCCAGTAAAGCTAAAGCAACAATTATCCATTACACGTTATTTTAGTTTTACAAATTATTTCTTCAGTCTCTAAGTCAACTATCACTACTCTGTAATTGACATAAACATTGTCTTTGTTTAGTTCCTTTTTTATATTATCCCAACTATCAGGATAACTTTTTAAAGGCTTTATACTTATTATATTTTCCTTTGGTGCGGTCAATAATAAGTTACCTATTGTATTCTTTACATCGGCATCGCACGTATCTTTAGCGAATAATATAACTAGCTTGTAGGTATTCTTTTCCATTTGCCTACTAGCCATTTTAGGGTCAAAGAAATAAGTAGTCTCCGTATTTCTTAAATAGCCTTGGTATTTTGCACTATTAAATAGTTCATTAGTCTCAGATAGATATATAAGCATATCCTTATCCTTAGGCTGCTTATAGATACTAACTATATCCATATTGATTAAACTACTAATTACCTTCGCTATCACTTATGATTCTTTTTAATAGATTTTGTTTTTCTTTTTCGCTCACTTTAAAGAAGTTTAAAAAATGACCTCTTATCTTATCTCCGTCTTCTTTTGGTACTACTATTTCGTACTCGTATGGATTTATTTCTCTTAATCCATTCTCAAAACTAGTACTAAGTCTACCAGTTAATTCAATTGGCGGTCTGCCACTTTCACT